CATCCTGCTTTCCACTTGATAGACCCTTTTACATTCTGATCATCTGCTGAATACCAAAACTTCGCTTCTTCATATTCGTTCGCTAAGTCAGTTCCATAAACCATGTTCTGAGGATAAGTACAAACAATACGATCATTGTATTTTGCTTGAGATGTTGCAATGGTGTTTAAACCATGAACAGCTACAACTGACAATCCACTACCTGGTAATGTAATCTGACCAGTCTTGTATGCTTCTGTAGTGTTTACATTGAAGTTAAAATTATCAGCATCTTTAAGAGCGATGATTAACTTACGGAATGTATCCCATCCACAGAATGCTGCTAATGGATACTCAGGTCTTGCCAATAAAGCTACTGGAATCTTAGTGTAAACATCATCAAAGATAGCTACAACATTAGCTGTTGTAATAGCTGCTGTTGCTGTTGCGTATACTGGAGATGCTGCATCAATTACTTTCAACCATCCATCCATTTGCTTCAATACTTGGTTACCTGTTGAAGTAGTATCACCTTGCCATACTAACTGCTCCATACCTGAAGTAATGTTTTGAACAACTTGATCAACGATTAACTTCTCGAAAGGCAAAGAATCGTAGTTAGAACCTGCGATTAATTTCGTAGATAAAAACTTACTTTCTAATGTCTCTGGACAAAAAGTATCTTGCCATTTTAACTTAGTTACTGTCAAAATTCTATCAGAGAAAACTGAAGAACCTGATGCGTTAAAAGAACATACACCACCTGCTTGAAAAGGAGCAGTATTTGTGAAGTTCATTACTGATTCAGCATTCTTGATACCTGCAATGATATTGATACCAGGATACTGTAATGTTGCAGCTTGTGTAATTGCTGCTGTAAAAATTCTGTCCGCATTCTCGCGAACGTAATCTGTTAAATCGGAAACTGTAAATCCAGCCATTTTGTTTAAATTTATTTAGTTAATATTATTTGTTTAATTCTTTTTCAATTCGTAATATATCAGCTTTGAAAGATGCTCTTTGATCCTTCACAGAGAATGGTTTGTTTACCTTTTCTGTTGGTGCTACTGATGGTTCGTTAGAGATTGCCTTAACAATCCCAAACATTTCTTTGTTGATGTCTTTCAATGCTTTGTTCTCTGCTACTAATGCTTTGAACATAGAACTGAAATCTACCTTTATTGGTTCGAATCCTTCAAGTTCTAAAGAGAAGATATGCTCCTCAACTTGTGACTTAATAACTCGCTTTGGTGCAGTCTTAACTTCCATTTCTCCTGTTGCAGGTGTTGCTGCTTCTTCTACTGCTACTGGTGCGATTGTTTCGCCTTCAGGTAGTTCTTCAGCTTTCTCATATACCGCTACAAGTCCACCCATAACGTGTAATTTAGAACCATCTTCCATAACATAATTTCCATCAGGCATCGGAAGGATTCCCTCAGGTGTTACTACATTAACCGGTACACCTTGTTCTAATTCCTCAGCATCATACTGAACGATAGTTACACCATCCATTAACTTAGCTTCTGTAAAAGATTGCTCTGTTGCAATAGGTTCTACATTGAATTTCTCAATAAGACCTTTCAATTTTTCGATTCCTTCTTTTAGGTTCATGTTGTTTTTTATATATAAGTATAGTTAAATTTAGTATTGTGTAATCTGATTTAGTATTTTTAAGAATTGATCTTCAAAAGTTTCCTTATATGGAACTAAATCAAACATACCCTCTACTGATACCCCTTTGAAATTACCGCTCTTTACAAACTCATTCCACATCTCATCATCCTGGAACTTGTAAGATATAAACCATGTCCCATCAGGCAGATCATTAAACATCTCAGGTGCTTTGATTCCCATTGATGCATCTGATACCCATGAATTCTTCATGATGATACCATCTAACTTCTTAGAACCATCATGCATCTCGTTTACATTATTGATATAGTTCTTACTCATGAACTTCTCCTGCATGATATTAATCTGCTCTTTGTCGAAGATCACATAGAACTCACCCATTTTCTCGTTCCTACGATATATCGGTAAGTCGGGAATCATTGCAGGTGATACGATAATCTTTCGTTCCTGGTTGATTGCAAACTGCTCTTTTTTGTCAAATGCAAACCAATTAACTTGTATAGCAGGTGAATCAACTAAGGCAATATAATCTACTCCCGAATCTTCTTTGTCGGGATCAATAACCATTCTATAAATCGGTAAGTCTTTATCCATATTAATAAGTATAAATAATTTATTGTTTGTGTATTATAAACTTGCTCTTTCTTCAATTGTGTTCACTCGCTTCTGAGATTTCGTTATGTCTGTCTCAACTACTACCGCTTTAATTGTTGGTTGAGCATTTGCTGTTGCTGCTGACTTAATTGTCCCATCTGCATTCAATGATGTACTACCAGTTTGTGGAGGTTCTAATCCTACCCCACCACCTGCAGAACCTAATGATGCTGTAGCACCACCACCACCCCCACCTGACCCACTATCATCGAACTTAGTAGCTAATGCTTTAACTGTTGCTGCTGTTCCCATGATACCTGTAATAACTGCACCTGCTATACCTATTGGTGATGGTGGAGGATTATTCGATACTGCTTTAATCATACCCATAACAGTATTCAATACAATTCCTGCGACAGTAAATGCTTTATTGACATTGAATTGTTTCTTTCGTATTTCTCTTTCTTTTTTATCGTTACCTTTTGCCTTTGCTAACTGATCAGCAAAGTAAATATCTGTTAATGCTTGTGTAGCTGCTAATGCATCATTTGTTAATTTAACATATGCTTCAGCATTTGCCATCTTAAGATCTGATTCTTTCTTTGCATATTCTTCTCTAATCAATTGCTTAGCTGCTTCATTACCCTCAACTAATGCTAATTCAGCATCCATCTGTATTTGAAGATTCTCTAATTTACCTGCAAATGTTTGAGAATTATAGAATTCATCTAATGCAGCTTTTGACTTTAACCATTCCTCCGCAATAGCTAAAGCATCTGCATTACCTTGTGCCTCATCATCCTTAGCTTTTTTCTTTCTTGCTGCTTTAGCAGCATCATATGCTTCTGCTATCTTATTCTCTTTATCTGCGAACTCGTTATACGCTTTTAATGCATCACTACTTGTTTTATCATCTATTTCTTTTTTTTCCTTAGCTTCTGCTTTACCTATGTTTATTCTTTCAGCACTTAATACTTTTAAAGCATTTTGTAAATCAAGTAAATCCTCTTTCTCTTTTGCTATAGCATCTAAATCCTCTTTTGCTCTTTCTCCTTTGGTCACTTGTACCATCTTATCAAATGCTTCCGCTTGTTTACTTAATCCTAACTTTCTAAACAATGCAGCTTGTACCGAATAAACACTTTCAACTATGCTATTATTATCATTAATGTCCTGAAGTTTATTTTTATGAAGGTTAAGACTTAATTTAATTTCAAGAATCTGAGCAGCTATTAATTTCTCTTTAACAGCTATTATCTCTCTTTCACTACCTCCCTGAGCAGTTAATAATTCAATCTGTCTTGTACTTTGTCTGTTTAATAGTTCAGTCGATTTCTTTTGTTTTTCTAATTCTATTGTTAAGTTAGCAGTAGCAGATGATACACCATTCAACTGATTATACAATGCATATGCTGCTGCACCAATGGCTAACAATGCAGTAAGGAATGCCATTATAGGATTCGCTTTGATAACCAAACCTAACTCCTTGAACGCATCACCCATCCCCATTACACCCTTAATACCATCAGCGAATGCAGATGCTGCTTGTACCTTGAGTAATGTTTTCTGCAATTCTTCACCCTCTGCACCGAACAATGCAGCAGCACCTTGAGCAGCTTGGAATCCACTCGCCAATCCACCTACAACATTGCTAACTGCTTGTATCTTACCCTCAGGATTGAACGCTTTAATCTCGCTATTCAAATCCCCTATATCATCCTTAATCCCTCCTAATTTCTCTAAGGTCTTAATGTATTCTTTTGATCCTGCTGTAAGTCCAGATAAGATCTGTTGTGTTTCCTTAAACTCTTTCTTTAACTCAGATAAACTCTTAGCACCACCATCGGCATCTACATTTATCTTTATCGCTACTTCTTTGTCTGCCATTATTCCTGTATTATTCTATAGGTTAAATAAATAATTATGTCGCTGTTTCCTAATGTTGGATTTGTTGTTTGTGCTTGTAAATAAATTCCCTTGTTAGATATTAACTGAGTATCTGCTGCTGCACTTACCCCTTGTTGTGCCGATACACCTATTCTACTTAATGTAGCATTTAAAGCATTACTAAACACATGTTGAACTCTTGTAGCTGTATCAGTATAGATATTCAATGTAGTACTTGTTGCATAAGCTACACTGTTAAAGTTTACCTTACACGCTGCTGTTAATACTTGAATGTAATATCCTGCTCCTGGCGATGGTATCAATAAGTAAGGTGTAGTAAACAATGTCAATACATCTGCACTCGGAATCGTTATTGTAGATGTTTGGTTTAAGCTATCCTCATTCAATACCACTCCATTGATGTACATCGAATTGCTCTCTGTAATCTCAGTATCGAATGTGTTAATCAATGTTACATTAATGATTCCACTTCCCACGATACATCCGCTACTACCTAACAATGTTACATTCTCACTATCACCAATCACATTGCTATCACCATTTACAATGCAGCTTCTTACATTGTCACCATAGATGTTATCAGTTCCTCCAGTCATTGCTCTCGCTCCTCCCGTTATTCTGATGTTATCTACTGTTGATGCGTTCCATGTGTTGATGATTGGAGGAATCTCATTGGATTCTCCGAATGCTGAACTGATACCGCCTAACAATGTATGGACTGTTGGACTAAATGTACCAGCATCTTTAACCTTTATAAACTCGCATTTTGTTACATCATTCTTCAAAGGATCGTAATCAAATACCTTGTTAAGTCTAAAATAATCATTCTGAAAGTAGAACTGATTCCTAAAGTCCAATGTTCTCACATCTGATGGTCTCAAATAGAAATATGCTGTAAATATCTTACTATCTCTATCTGTGATCTCATCGATTAACTTCTTATGAAATCTGTTGAAGATATTGTTATTCGTGTATAATTCAGTATCGTAGTATATCTCTTGAGGAACACCAAAGGATAGGTCTAATGTTGGATTTGTAGGATTATCTACATGACCTGCATATAAGTACTGAGTAACAGTATGAACACCGCTTATTCTTCCATTATATTGATATGCTACATTTGAAGTCTTTACCCCTCCGTTATAAAGCAATCTGATGTTAAATGCTTTGCTCTTTACAATGTTTGAACTATCCACATCCCATATCCTGGAGATGATTCTGTTGCTTCCGGTATCACCGACCAATGGTGTAGCACTGAATATTACTTTGTTCTCACTTACTCCACTTAAGAACTCGTTATCTGTTACATATCTGAATCTGCCATATGTCTCA